CTGCCGACTCAACTCCCGGGTGGCGATCAAGGGCTTTTTTGAACTAAGCCGTTGCTGCCCCTTCGCATTCAATGCCCCGCTTTTTGTCCTGTTTGAGCCGACCTTAGCCAAACTATTGGCAAAAGCGCGGAGTGTGGCTAGTGAATTGGGCTTCCAAGCAACGCCATCGGGACCTGTGCTGGTGACAAACCGCCTCTTAGTGCGCTCAATGATGTCGTCTCCAAGCCCCTTCAGAAACGTATTTTGATGCTGGGTGCGGTCAATCAGCTTGGCAAGCTTCTCCTGAACTTCCTTGCTCTCGACTTTGATATCGAATGTCGCCATAATTCTCCCCCGTGGGTGGTAGTTTCCAATAGGAACGGTTGGGGTCAATGACGTCATTATCCGGTTCGAGTCCGGCGCCACCTGCCCTTTTATTTTTTCAACAGCAGCACATACTGCGATCCGCTGTTCAAGTCGACTTCATTCACCACACTTCCGGTTCTCACGAAATTTGAGACCATGCGGTCGCGAACACCATCCAGTCGAACCCGTTCCCCAAAGTTGACCCGCACTACAACTTTTGCCGATTTGCCATCAAGGGGCAGTGCATAGATCAAATTGTTGTTAATCGTGTCAATGTAGGCAGATGCGTTTTCCATCTTCGTTGGCAACTCGCGCCAGAAGTCTGTGGATAGTGCCGTACCGCGATCTGTTTTGCTGTCACGGATGGCGTGCAACAGCTCGGTGTCACGCATCCAGATGGCTGCGTTTTCTAATGTGATGCCACGATCGGACAACAAAGAAACCACCTCAGGTTCAACGGTATGAACCTGCTGAGCAGAATTGGTGGACTTCATGGACTGCGCAGTCCCGTCCACCAGCGTGTGCCATGAATTCAACCTCTCGGACGCCAAAGCTGGTCCGAGCGATTTCCACATGGCTGCACCAATAGGCGCATCGAGATTGATCAACTTGCTGGCGATGAGGTCTGAGAACGATCTTTTGACGCTTGCACCTGGCGCATAGTCAAACCCTTTATCGATCCCAACTGGAGCCCCTGTTTTAGGGTCAATTTGGTCCCATCCTTCAGGTGGTGAACCCATGCCTGCCTGTGCACTGGCAAGCCCATCTTTTTTGCTTACAGAAATAATCCGGCATTCGCAGCCCCATCCATTGGGCGCAAAATGGGTCTTCCAAAATGGGTGGTCATGTAGAAGCGTCAAGCCATTCCACGACAAATGAAGTGGCCGTGGATGAATCACGCTGTCGTTGTGGACATAGCGCCAATATGGACGAAGCCTCAAATAATCTGGCTCAGTCATCTGCTGCCAGCGACCAGCTGCGTAGCTGGTGGCCATGTTGGTTTGATAGATGATCCGGGCACGCCACGCTTCACCTTCTGGCGTGCCCTCACCAGTCCAGCCTGACCATCCATGTTTGGCCACAAGGGACTTGAATGATTTTTGGAATTCACGTTCACCTTTGCCAGATGCAGCAGCTTGAATGACTGCCTGATGAAGATCATTCAAAAGATCAGCCTTTGCTGCTCCAGCCACAATGAAGGCACGGTCATGCGCGCTGCGCTGAATGTCATCCCATCGGTCTGTAGGCAATTGCAGCTTATTGCGCAAAAAATTAATCTGCAGTTCAAACGGTGTTCCAAAGCCAACATTGAGCTCTGCGGTATTGCTTGGCATTTTTAGCAATCCCTTTTACGAACCAGACCCAGACTGTGCGTCGACCATCCCCTTGAGCTCAGCCAATGCAAATGCAGCAGCCATGATTTTTTCAAGATCAGCACTGTCAAGACTTGCGTAGGCTTTAACGAGCTCTTGCTGCACTTGCAGAAAAGAGTCCGAACGATTCACAAGCGCCTGAATTGAACCGATCATGGAGTCCAGCGATGGCTTGGTTGCCTCCATCAACAAATCGGTTTGCGATTTTGTTGGATCGGTGGCTGTCGATGAATCAGCAAAGCTGGCAAATGTTGCCGCAGGAACTGGCGCAACTTGGGCAGTATCAGGGGCCAAGTCGCCCTCGATGTAACCATAGGATCGCTGCCAGTACGCGTTTGTAAATCGTGCACCAGCCTCATAGTTGCTCTTGTCCCGATCGGCTTGCAATTTGTCACGAGATTGCTGATCCCACATGCTAAATACGGGAGGTGCAGACGATGCCCAATTTGCTTCGCAAATCCATCGAATCAGCTGATTGATTGTTGCCGCCACAATCTCTGCATCACCGTCGCGCAAATCTTTGGTGACCTCAAGTCCAGCAGAGGCGCTAGCCCGGTTGGCCGATGATTCAGTTGTTTGATTTTGACCAAGCAAGGCGATGGAGATTTCACTGCGGCAATGCAAAACCAGTTTTTCATATAGGTCGGCACTTGCAGCCTTTCCTGCCATTTCCTTGATCTCAATGCTGCCATCATCAGGTATGACTGCGGAGCCATCTTGTATCAATGCGTCAAGGCTATCAAGCAACTCGGCACGTTCCTGATCTGTTGCTGCTCTTGGCAACTTGCCAACAGGCCAAGCACTGCCAAATTTTTCTGTGAATGACAGCCAAAATTTCAGTCCACCTTTTTTGAAAGCCAATGGCCAAAAGCACATGCTCAGGTCAGGAAAACCGTATGGGTTTTTGTAGGTTGGGTCTTGTCTTGGGAGAAGGAACTTACGCTCAGGCAGTAGTTCGCCAAAAACGGGGTTTTGACGGGTCTTGAATCTGAGGTTGTTTTCCGGGTCAAAACAAAACCACTCAGGGGGTTTGGCAACCACATCATCAGGGACAAGAACACCGCCAACATATTTCCACATTACCTCCATTGGCTGATAGCCATAAAGGGTTGCCTCAAGAATTTGACCAATGATTCGTTCAAGATCGAGGTCATCCAAAATAGACTGAATGGATTTCGAAGTGCGACTTGCAGCCTGCCCACGGTCAATACCCCACTCAAGCGATTTCACGGCGCTCTTACGGCGACGAATGCTCCCGCCAACAAGCGCGTCTGTGCGCAAATCGCGGTACACCTCAATGTCTCTGCCCTGCGCTTTGAGAATCGGGTCGGGATTAGGCAACAGCAGACCAAATGCGGTGAAATCTAAGCTACGTGCACGAGTTGCAAAGTGGTCAGAGAGGAGGGCTTTAATTGACATGTTCGTAACCGATTAAGTTGATGCCACCAACACGCTTTGAGCGTGATCGTGGCCGTGTAAGAGCCTTCACGGGGCCCTTGGTCATCTCTCGACTGGCGAAGTACGCCAAAGCCAAAGCGACAGCTGCATCGCCATGTCGCTTGGCAACATCTTCCCTTCCGTCAGATGAGCTTTTTTCGCTGGTGCGTGTATCCGGTATCCGTGGCACACCTTTAATGACTTGAACCAAGCGAAGGTCACCCAAGAAGTCTTCATCCTTGGGAAGCTTGTCCAAATTTCCATCTTCCAATGCGGCTTTGACGGGTGGCATGTGCTCCCGATACCAGCCTTCAGTCAACATCACCTGTTGAATGCGGCTGGGCCCATAACGTTGCATAGCAAACTCGGCCAAAAACTGACCGTTTCCACGTGCATCAAATGCGCCACCAATGAAGTTTGGCAACCTGTCCAGCAAATAAAAAGCAACCTGCTCTTGCTGCCTGAATGGGACATTGCGCAACTCAATCACAAACGGAACTCGTCGCACCAAGTTTTTTTCTTGAATCAACGGAATATGCACCGTCAAGTCGCCAGAGCGTCCAAAGTCTTCGCCATTGAAGCTTTTTGCGTCCGTTGGCAATACCTCCAGTCGTGGTGCCAGGTGCTCTTGAAGCCAATCCTGACACTCCGCTTTTCTGATGTGCTCAGGCAGCAGCTCAAAACCTTGTTTGCACTCCCAGCGCAACACGGGCGTATCGCTGGACATGCGAGATTCGATCAGTGCACGAGACAACCACGCGCCACTCGAATTGGATGGAATGCAGTCAAGCTCTTCCTGTGCGCCAACACCATAGAACGAATAAACGCTTTGAATCCAAGCAAGTTCTTCTTCTTGCTTCCATTCTTTGCCTAAACGCAAACAAACGCGACGATAAAGACCATCAGCAACAGCTTCTTGAAAAGTGACCCGATGCACAGATCCACTGCGTTTTTCAGCGCGAATGTCGGTGATCAATTCATTGAACGGGTTTTCTGTCCCATCGTGCGTGCTGATGATGCGAACCTTCCCGCCCCAAATCAACATGGCCATCGCCGCCTTGAGCAGTTCGGACAGCTTGTCATGGAACGCCGCCTCATCAATCACAATGACGCCTTGGCGACCGCGCAAGTTAGAGGGGCGGCTGGTCAGGGCAACGATCCTGAAACCAGAATCCGGGAAACGAATGGTGAAGGTCTTGATGTGTTTGTCTTCATCCTCTCCATCCCAAAAACCATCTTCGACTTCGCTGGCCGCGTAGTTATACACACGAGCCCACATTGCTGCGGCTTGAATGTATTCAATCGTCATGTCTTGGTTGTAGGCGATGTAGTAAACGTTTTGCCCACCCACATTTCGATTGGATGCTGCAATCAAAACATCATCAGCGGCTTCGGCCCATGTGATACCAGTACGTCGAGATTTCTCAAAAACCTTGAATGGCGATGGATCAGCAACCCATCTTTGCTGGTATCCCATCAACACAGCAGGCGCACTTACCTGCGCTGTGTTTGGTACTTTGGCCGGAACTTTCGTCATGACGCGATGCCAAGAATTTCTCGACGAAGCTGATCAACTGTCTCAGCAGACAAGCCGCCTTTTTTGGCGATCTTTTCCACGTTTGCAGCTGCTGCCTGCGCGCGCTCTTTGACCTCAGATT